ATTTATGCCATTGCATAATTGAATGGCATATTTCAACCTCTCGCTTAACAGGAGAATCACTATGAATACTCAATGGAATAACTACAAGTTCGATCACACTTTTGCTGACCTCGAAAAGTTTGGTAAATTTTTTGTTGGTTCAGATAAGATTGCTCAAAAGTTTCAAGAAACTGTTGACCATATCCAAAAGACAGCATCTAATATCAATTATCCTCCGTTCAATTTGAAGAAAACGGATGAGAATGTTTATGTTGTTGAACTCGCAGTTGCAGGATTTGGAAAACAAGATGTGGAACTTACACTCGAAGATAACAAGCTTGTTATCAAAGGACAGACTACTCTCGATACTGTATCGCAAGACGGAATCGAATCGCAATATCTCCACAAGGGAATTTCAGACCGTGCATTCACTCGCACATTTTCTCTAGCAGATAATGTTGTAGTCAACAATGCACAGATGATTAATGGTATCTTGAAGATTTGGCTTGAGCATATTATCCCAGAAGATAAGAAGCCCAAGAAAATTGATATCACAGATGAACCTTCGTCAAAGACAACATCGAATAAGAAGTTTTTGAGCGAATAAAAAAAGAAACGAGAAAATGATCTATTTAAATTCTACGCTAGAATGGTATCTGGCGATTAAAAGATATTGGTCTGCTGTTGAAGAACTCACTTCATTATCAGATCAAGAGTTGAGATCGCTAGGTATGGAACGAATCGATATACATCCTGTTGCTATGGAAACTTTTGTGAAAAATATATCGTGATGCAGAGGGGGAGAAATCCCCCTCTAATTTTATGCTTGATATGAAAACATATATGTTATAGGATGTGGTATGTCAAAATTTTATTCAAACGTTCATCTATATCGCAATGAAATTCTTCTCCGTGGCTATGAAGATGGCAAACGGATTCAAGAAATTATTCCATATAAGCCATATCTATTTTTACCATCGACTGAAGAAACTCCTTGGAGAACTCTTGATGGTAAGTTTGTGTCTCGTATAGATTTCGATACTCCTTCTGATGCTCGTGACTTCACGAAGCGTTATGAAGACGTATCCAATTTTGACATCTATGGTTTCACGAATTACGTATATCCGTTCATCAATGATCGCTACTCTGGTGAAATTGATTATGATCCAAAGCAACTCTCTGTTGTAAACATCGATATCGAAGTTGCAGCTGATCAAGGTTTTCCAAATATTCAAACTGCAGATAAAGAAGTAACTGCAATCACAATGAAGAAGGATGACATCTATGTCGTTCTTGGTTGTGGTGTGTTTGATAAGACGAAGCTTGAACCTTCTCTGCGTGAAAAGGTAAAGTACATCAAGTGCAAGGATGAAGAAGAACTTCTTATGAAGTTTTTGGATGTATGGTGTTCCAATTGGTTCTCACCTGATATCGTTACTGGATGGAATATTGAGTTCTTCGATATTCCGTATATGTATAATCGTATCAGAAGAATTCTTGGTACGGCGATGGCAAAGAAGCTTTCACCATGGAACCTTGTTGAAGAACGCACAGCATACAATAGCAATGGTCAGGAAAACACTGTCTACATTCCTGCAGGTATTGCTATGCTGGACTACTTGCAATTGTATAAGAAGTTCAGCTTCACGATGCAAGAGTCGTATCGTCTTGATCATATCGCACACATTGAACTTGGTGAACGCAAGTTAGATTATTCTGAATACGAATCTCTCTTTGGTTTGTATAAGAATAATTATCAATTGTTTATTGAGTACAACATCAAGGACGTTGATCTTGTTGATCGTCTCGATGATAAGTTGAAGTTCATCGAACAGGTTATGGCTATTGCATATGACGGTAAGGTAAACTTTGTTGATGCCTTTACGTCTGTACGATTGTGGGATGTGATCATTCACAATTATCTTATCAATCAACGTATCGTTGTTCCACAGAACAAGCGTACTCATAAAGATAAGCAGATCATTGGTGCATATGTTAAAGACCCGCAGACGGGTATGCATGAATGGGTAGTGTCGTTCGATTTGAATTCACTCTATCCACATTTGATTATGCAATATAATATTTCACCTGAGACATTTGTTGGTCAGCATCCAAACATCAATGGTGAAAGTGGTCTTGAAAAGATACTTGCTGGGTTCCTTAATGAAAATGATCTAAAGGAAAAGATGATAGAGAAGAATATTACTTGTTCTGCATCAGGTTGTTTTTTTGATAAGGACCGTCAAGGGTTTCTTCCAAAGTTGATGGAGAAGATGTACAATGATCGTGTAGTCTATAAGGATCGCATGATTGCAGCAAAGAAGGATCAAGAGATTAATCCTTCTGATGAAAACATTAAACTGATTGCACGCAATCACAATATGCAGCTTGCAAAGAAAATTCAATTGAACTCTGCATATGGTGCATTGTCGAATGAATATTTTCGTTGGTATGATGATAAGCTTGCAGAGTCGATTACTATCTCTGGTCAGTTGTCGATTAAATGGATCGAACAAAAGATCAATGCATATATGAATAAACTCATCAAGACTAATAATGTTGATTATGTTATTGCATCTGATACTGATTCCATTTATGTAAAGATGGGTTCGATGGTTGAGGGTCTTAAGGATATGAACCTTACAGAGATAGAAATCGTTCAGGCGATTGATGCTTTCTGTGAAAAGAAAATGACACCATTTATTGATAAGTCATATGAAGAGTTGGCTGATTATGTAAATGCATATTCTCAGAAGATGGCAATGAAGCGTGAAGCAATTGCCAGCAAAGGTATCTGGACTGCAAAGAAGCGTTATATCCTCAACGTATGGAATAACGAAGGCGTGCAATATGCAGAACCTAAATTGAAGATGATGGGTATCGAAGCTGTTCGTTCATCTACACCTATGGCATGTCGTACAAACATCAAGAAGGCTATGGGCATTATTATGAATAAAGATGAAGATGCAATCATCGAATTCATTAATACTTTCAGATCAGAATTCAATAAGCTTCCTTTCGAAGATGTAGCATTTCCTCGTGGGTGTAATGGATTGAAGAAGTATGCAGATAGAGTTTCTATCTACGCAAGCAAAACACCAATTCAAGTTCGTGGTGCATTGCTATATAATGATATGTTGAAAAAGCAAAACCTTACTTCACGTTACCCTCTCATTCAGGATGGTGATAAGATTAAATTCTGTTATCTCAGAACGCCCAATCCTCTTAGAGAAAATGTTATCGCATGTCAGGGAAATCTTCCGAAACAACTGGACCTCGACAAATATATCGACTATGATATGCAGTATCAGAAATCGTTTGTCGAACCGATTAAGACAATCCTTGATGCTATTGGTTGGCAAGTTGAGAAGCAAGGTTCCCTAGAAAACTTTTGGAGTTAATGAAATGAATGATAATGACTTTGGATTTACTTTTGAACAATCCGCAGAAGTAGACAATAAACGAATTGAACAAGAACGTGCATCTACTGTGAATGAACTTGTTAAGTGGAAGAGCAAGTGTAGCGAGATGCATGGAATGATCCTTCCACTATTGAATAACCTAAAGCGAAACCCCGACAAGCCAAATATCGTTTGGCCTGATCGAGAAGAAAAGATTAATGCTTTTATTGCTAAACTAAATTCCGTATTGAACGACTGAAAAGGAAATATGTATGTCACTTATTAATCGTCTTATAAAGAATTCTACCATTGAACAAGCATCTGTTCTTACCGAAAGCAAGATTTATGGTAAGAAGGATATGGTAAAAACTAGTGTGCCTATGATCAATGTTGCATTGTCTGGAAGCATTGAAGGTGGTTTGACTCCGGGTCTTACCGTTCTTGCTGGACCTTCAAAGCATTTTAAATCTGCATTCTCTCTTCTTATGGCAGCTGCATATATGAAGAAGTATCCTGATAGCGTTCTTCTTTTTTATGATTCCGAATTTGGAACTCCTGAAGGATATTTTTCTGCATTTGAAATTGATATGGAACGTGTTATTCATATTCCTATTACCGATATCGAACAATTGAAGTTTGATATCATGGGTCAGTTGACTAGCAAAGAAGGTATTACTCGCAACGACAAGGTTGTAATTGTAATCGACTCTGTTGGTAATCTTGCTTCTAAAAAGGAAGTTGAAGATGCAATTGAAGGTAAGTCTGTTGGTGATATGTCTCGTGCAAAGGCATTGAAGTCTTTGTTCCGCATGGTCACACCACATCTTACACTAAAAGATATTCCTTTGATTGCAGTCAATCATACATACAAGACAATGGAAATGTATAGCAAGGATGTTGTTGGTGGTGGCACCGGCATTTATTATTCTGCAGATACAATTTGGATTCTTGGTCGCCAGCAAGATAAGGATGAGAAGACAAAGGAGATCGAAGGTTATAGCTTCATCATTAATGTTGAGAAGTCTCGTTATGTAAAAGAAAAGAGTAAGATTCCTATTACTGTTTCTTATCAAGGTGGTATTAAAAAGTGGTCTGGTCTTCTTGATCTTGCTGTAGCTGGAAACTTTGTGGCAAAGCCTTCGAGTGGCTGGTATCAGATTGTAGATCAAGATACTGGTGAACTACTGGGAACTAAGATGCGTGCAGCTGATATTGAAGATAGTGATGAATTCTGGAAGCAGATTTTCAGTGAAACAAAGTTTGCAGAATACATTAAACACAAGTACACGCTTTTGGGTAACTCGCTTGTCAATTTTAATGTAGAGACAACTGATGGTGATTAATTTTTCCGGGTTTCCCGGATTATTAACTCTTTTGTTTATTGGTCTGAAGCTCACGAATTATATTGATTGGTCATGGCTGTGGGTTTTATCACCTCTATGGCTACCAATCGTTTCACTTGCTTTAATCGCATTATGCGCTATCATCTTTATTGCTATATTTGAATTAGTAAAATCCATCACTAGGAAAAAAGTATGATCGAAAAAACTATTTTATCTCATCTTGTTTACAACGAACCTTTTGCAAGAAAGGTTCTACCATTTTTAAAAGATGAATATTTTAATTCTCTATCAGAAAAGGTTGTGTATGGGATTATCCGTGATTACATCGACAAATATAATAGCACTCCAACGAAAGAAGTTCTTGCTCTTGAGTTGAGTAACATGGATGGTATGAATGAAACTACTTTTAAGGATTCCAAATCTTTGATTGAAAGTATTTCTATTGAGCCTACTGACATTGAATGGTTGGTAAACTCTACAGAAAAGTTTTGTCAAGAAAAGGCAATCTATAATGCTATCATGGCGTCTATTAAAATTCTTGATGATAAAAATTCGACACAAGGTAAGGGAGAAATTCCAAACCTTTTGTCGGAGGCATTAGGCGTTTCATTCGATGTTTCGATTGGTCATGACTATCTTATGAATTCTGATGAACGTTATGAATTTTATCATAGGAAAGAAGATCGTATTCCATTCAATCTAGAATATATGAATAAGATTACCAAAGGCGGATTGGTTCGTAAGAGCTTGAATGTTGCTCTTGCTGGTACAGGCGTTGGTAAATCTTTGTTCATGTGTCATTGTGCTGCAGACAATCTTACGAAGGGAAAGAATGTTCTCTATATCACAATGGAAATGGCAGAAGAAAAGATTGCAGAACGTATTGATGCTAATCTTTTGAATGTCACCATTGATGAACTTTCTACTCTACCAAAAGATATGTATGATAAAAAGATTGCACGAGTAAAAGAAAAAACTATCGGTAAATTAATCATCAAGGAATATCCAACAGCATCCGCAGGATCAGGACACTTTAGGCATTTGATAAATGAGTTACGCATCAAAAGAAATTTTATACCTGATATCATATACATCGATTATCTTAACATTTGCTGCTCAAGCCGTATCAGGGCTGGTTCTAATGTTAACAGCTACACATATATTAAAGCTATCGCAGAAGAACTTCGTGGTCTTGCTGTTGAGTTCAATCTTCCTGTTGTTACTGCAACTCAAACTACACGTTCTGGTTATGGAAATTCTGACGTTGAATTGACAGATACCTCTGAGTCGTTTGGTTTGCCCGCAACTGCAGATTTGATGTTCGCATTGATTGCATCTGATGAAATGGAAGAATTGAGTCAGATCATGATCAAACAACTGAAGAACCGTTATAATGATCCAACAATCCATAAAAAGTTTGTTGTGGGTATTGATAGAGCCAAGATGCGTTTGTATGATGTTGAACAATCTGCTCAAAAAGACATTGTTGAGGACAAGCCTGTGTTCAGTAAGTCTCAGTTTGGTACTATGGACGAAGAACGCAAAAACAAGATCAAGAAGCTATTTAATTGATCTTTTAAGGTGAAAAGAGGGTATTTTCCCTCTTGACACCCTTACCAGATGGTGTATACTCCTGATATCGGTTCAACAATAGAGGTAATCAAGCATGATCACGGTTCTGGATGTTGTAAGGCTACTTAAGGAAAATCGTAAGGTTCCTCAAAAAGAACTTGTGACTATGATAATGGAAAAATTTGGTGTTGACCGAGTAAAAGCCATGTCCAGTTACAGATATGCAAAAAAAGTTTATTGGCTCAAGGTAGGTTCTTTATCTTCAGTTAAAACCGAAAAGCCTATTAAAAATATTGAAACTGATATAGACGAAGAAGATATTGTTTATATCAAAAAAGAATATTCATCTGTCGATCCTTCATTTGACATGTTTGATAGTCCGGTGTATCTTGATAATTATTCTCCTAGCTACTTCCAAAAAAACAAGGATTAATATCATGTTCAAGTATCTCTATCCTTTTATGCTTGTTGTTACAAGCTTAGGTTTTATTTCTGTTGTGTATAATGTATACACGTCAATGTGGGCAACTGATGCACTTACAGTTGTTTGTGTCGGATTGGCTTTTGCAGCCTATTGGATCAATATGGTTCTAGATTATTTTGATGTTAAGACAATAAATAAAATGCTCGACAACCGTTAAAAAGTGTTCTATAACTACTAAATAGATATTCGCTGTTTGAAAATTTAAAAAACGAGAGAGACAACGAAAGTTGTTTCTTCATGGACATACCAGAGTGTTGGCTTTACGTTGTGGTGTGGCGTAAAACCTGCTAGGCTATTCGTTCTGGTTGGTACAGTAGTTAGATAGCTGGTATGTCTTTGTAGAAACAAATATCAGGGAGTAGCTCAATTTGGTAGAGTGTTGCGTTTGGGACGCAAAGGTTGCTGGTTCAATTCCAGTTTCCCTGACCATTATTAAAGGTGCTTGAGTCGGATGGTAAGATGCGGGACTGCAAATCCTTGAGACCCCAGTTCGATTCTGGGAAGCACCTCCAATTGATGATGAAAATCAGAAGAGCACTGTCCTGATAAGACAGGGGTGGAAGGATCGTTACCTTCTGTGCCAACCAAAAACGCAGCGTTCTTCTAACGGCTAGGAACCCAGATTTTCACTCTGTAAAATATCGGTTCGAATCCGATACGCTGCGCCATTACATATTAAAAATGGAGATTTTAAAATGAGTAACTTGTTTGATCCTGATCTTCTTGCAGAAATTCGAGAAGCTTATGCAGAACACGATAAACATCTTGACAATCTTGCAGAAAAATGTGATAATGAAGTTAAGATAGCAGTTGTTAGATGGGCAATGAAACACATTGTCGATCATGCGAAAGAAGGTGGTTCTTATCGTTATCTAATCTATGATCGAATGGGGTTTGGTCCTGAAGCATATGCTCCTCTTTGCTCTGATGGTATTACTATCAGCAATGATTTTGATATTAATCAAATGAATAATGTAAAGAAAATGGTAAAAGAACATAAGATTGATGTTCTAAAGAAAACTTTATTTCTTTGTGATGAGACAGATTGTTATAATGAAATAACTTGTGGTTGGAATTCTGACGATGGTTATCGTAGCACTTGTGGTCTCCACTATATAAAAGACAAGTAAAAAATTATTCCCTTGTAGCTCAGTTGGTAGAGCATGTGACTGTTAATCACAGGGTCGTTCGTTCGAGCCGAACCGGGGGAGCCACTTTTTCTTAAATGCACACGAGGTTAAAATGTTTTGGTTTCTTGTAGTGGTGACAATAAATGTCAGCGGTACGGTTCTTATAAGTACACAGTATCCAAGTACTCCAGCAGTCAATAACAAAGAAAGCTGTGAAGAAATTGGTAAAAAAATTGCTGATGAGACACAACTAGAAAACGGAACCAAGAACGCTCAAGTGTTTTGGTTGTGTAAGAACGTACCGTATGAAACGGTAGTTAAGACACTTAAACCTATTTAATATTTAATGCGGGATTAGCTCAGTGGTAGTAGCGTCTGCTTTACACGCAGAATGTCGGGAGTTCGACCCTCTCATCCCGCACCACTATTGCCAACAGTAGGAGTCATGAACCTACTGAGCCGTTCTTCTAACTGGACAGGATTCCTTGTAATGAGGAGATGTGAGTTCGAGTCTCACACGGCTGGAATTTATTAGGGGACATAGCTCAGTTGGGAGAGCGGTAGCTTTGCAAGCTTCAGGTCTGCGGTTCGATCCCGCATGTCTCCACCACTAATTAATGCTGTCGGTGTTGATGGGAAACACAGATCGACAAGACTAGGACGCCGTTCGAATCGGAGCAGCATTATTGGATTTATAATATGTTTATCTTGAACAGAGGTTATGATGACAAGTTTGAACACAGAAAAACTAGATAGCTATATCACAAATACAATGACCAACAAAATATTAGGATGGGTCGGCTGCTTTTTTGTATGTGTGGGCGCAATTGCTGTCACCTTAGAAATTGATCCACTGAACATTTATACCTTGAATGTTGGTGCTTTGATCTACGCTATATGGGGATGGAGAACAAAGCAATGGAATCAAGTTGCTGTCAATATATTTTTAATTCTGGTGTATAGCTTTGGTTTGGTATGGAGAATGTGAAATAAAAACTTATACAAATGCAACTAAAAAATAAGTTGTTGTATAATAACGGAGAGTTGGCTGAGTGGTCTAAAGCACTCGTTTGCTAAATGAGCGTAGGCGAAA